TTAACGTCGCTTACCTCAGTGACTGAGTAATCCTCAGGAATGTTGATGTAGGTGACCGAAGGCGCCCCGTCAGGTGACAGGCCGGAGGTCGGGCTAATGTTTCCAAGTTGAACGAGCATTGCTGTCTCCTAGTTATTGTCCGTTAGTGTCAAACCACAGGTCTCCGACCTGCACGTTTGAAGATGGTGGGGTATTGCCATAGTTTACCGCATAACCCCACTTGAGGCCAACGGTTTGAGTAGAATCTGTTACAAGAGCACGGTTATTAGTTCCGGCCCCCAATCGAGCAGGAGCATTGCCTCCCGTGCCCGTAATTATATCACCTTTAGCATGAATAATAGTTGTTAAAATGGCATTAGGTGTAGTTTGATTGTAAAGAAGGTTTGAAATATCCACTGTTGGCGCATTGGCTGCCGAAAGGGCAAAATATACAGCGGGGAAAGTTCCCACTTGATACATTGTTGAGGTGGCAGGAGTTTGAACTTCACACTTGTAAACTTGACCCTTGGGTTGAGTTGTGGCGTCGTCCGTAGCCTTAAGGTCAATAGAAAAATGGCCATCAATGCCTGTTTGAGTGGTTACCGGGGCATTGGAAGCAATAATACCATCATCCATTGAGACCAAATTAGTTGACAAATTAAACTTTACATAAATACCAGAAGAAGGATTGCCTTGAGCGTCCTTAATGGTTCCTGTAACAGTTACCGTTGTAAAAGCCATGCTAAACCTTTCGCTTAAACATAATTTACAGGCCAACCCGTATTGCCAAACTTGGTTTCAAGTTCAGCGGGGGTAATTTGAAATGGGTCAGTGGGGCAAAGCCAGCCACCGTGTTCCCATGCCCTAGCCACTAAAGCCGAACAAATTAACGTATCCTCTAATCGAAAATCAATTCGCACAGGACGAGGGCTCAAAAGATTAAACGCAATGCTGATAATAGTCAATACGCCATATTTAGTGCCTTTGCAACGCTTGCCAAAATCAACGGCACGTTGCCGGTCAATACCTTTAGGGGCCTTAATAACAAACAATTCTCCGCCCGGTGCAATGTCTCTTGCCCTGACAATTTGACCCTTGCGTGCCATTTGGGCACACATTGGTTCTTCGTGTTCATCAAAACCAATAACCAATGCGGCATGATTAGTTTTAGTGTTTCTCCAACGAAGGCGCTGTCCAAACCGAATCATCATGCCATAAAAACCCTTGCTGCGAGCAAGAATGGCATCGCCGGGTTCAATAATGTGGTCAGTCACTAGAGGCTCCTTAAGTCATTTTGAAGTTGAGAAATATTGACGCTCCACACAGGACCGTGACCAGCCTCAACAAAGATTTCTGGAATAACAACCCAAGCCTCGGAAGCGTATTGATTCCACCATTCCCAAGACAAGGAAGTAACATTTCCCCAAGTAACAACGTCCATACCAAAACTATTCATACCGCTGGCTACAACACAATGGCCGCCAGCAGGCGCTCCTGAATTTTCATCAAGATGCCAAGGTTGATGAGCCTCAAATTGTTTTTCAGCCTCCGCTGGCATTTCTACGCCAACATAAAGACCACCAAAAGCGTACAAAGCATTGGCAATTTCTTTTTTATCACGAATGTTGATAGGAGCGTAGCCAAGTATCTTAATATCAAATAATCCATCTTTAAGCCATGTTTGCAGCACATTATGTTCAACTAGCCCAGAATCTTCTCCGCCCGACAGGGTGAAATAGGTTTCCTCAACGGCATCATCACCGGGGTAGATAAATACTTCGCCAACCTCAGCGTAAGCCAATTGAATTAAATGAACAATCCCTGCAATAGTGCAGTCACCAAACTTATCGTTTAACGCCATTGGGTAATTAGAAACTTTGTGCGAGTAGTCAAAGGAGCGAGGTGGGGTTGGGAATGACGCACTAGCGTAATCCTTCAACGTTCCCATTGCTGGCATTTCTGCCTCCATTTTTCCCCTTTTGCCAGATTCTCTCACTTCTGTCTCCTAATCCCCAATTTTTTTTCTAAAGTTGCAATTCTTGAATTTTGGCTTTTGTCAATTTCGGATGTTTCATCTTTGACTAATTTGCGACCAATAGATTCACCAATGCGCTGACCAAAAAGATTTGCGCAGGATACAAGGCCAATAACCATAACTTTTTGAGAAGTTGAATTACTGTGAAGGGCATCAAGTGAAAATTTGGTGGTAGCAAGAAAACAAAGCCAAGCGGCCACATCAATCATTCCAGCCAGCCAGCCCATACGCCTTGATTGTGCTTGAACTTTTACTGAGTTCAAAGCATCTTGCACCAACATGCAAGCGGCGGCAATAAAGGCAATGGTCATTTGGTCTCCTCGACGTGAACGTGAACTTCATGTATTTCACGAAGAAGTTTGTGCATTTCTTCGCTAATTTCCAAATGATGTTTTGCAATATCTGACCTAATGCGGTCAGCCCTTTTGTCACTAATAAGTAGTGCAGAACCTTGAAGTCCTGCTAACATTGATAAACATAAGTTAAGTAAGAAAAATGGTTTTGGGTCTGCTGTAAACAAGCCGGTTATCATCCACACGCTTAACATAATGATAAATGACATAAAAAAAGTCCAAGACCCCATTCCAAGGCGCAACCAATCGGCTGCTCTTTCTCGAAATTGTAAATCTTCACCGGACCTGACAGTGGGATGATAGTCCCAATGATTTTCCATCGGAGGCATTAAATCCTCCCTATGTCTTCGGCTCCCTCGTGCCATCCAAGATGGCGAGTTAACTGCTCTTTAACTTCATCTAGTTCTTCGTCCAGATGACGCAATGTTGCAATAACTTGGTCTAATTTGGCTTCTGTGCGTGCAGCCGTATCACCCAATCTGGGGGTGTCCTTTCCGTTGGCGGTAACTTCCTGATGTATCTCATTAAGTTGTGATGCTACGGACCTCACGACAAGGCTATGACCCCATCGCATTAGTGCAAGTATCGCTCCCCCGATTATTACAAACCCTCCGGCAATACCGGTCCATACAGACGCAAATCCAGTAAATGATGCAAGCATGATGCTCGGCTCCTTAGGCGAGTTAGGGTAGTTGAACTACTCCCCATGAAGTGCCAGAGACACCTTGGGCAAAGTAAAAGGCAGCGCCATTGTCGGTCTCAGCGGTAATGACCAACTGGTTTCCGGCAACGGCTGTCTTGGGTTCGCCAACAAACTTGGCGGTAATCTTTGAGGTTCCACCCTGAGGGCCAGCAATGACTTCGTTGCTCCACTTGCCAGCAGTATTGCGCCACTTGTGGTACAAAACGCCACCAGCAATCTGGAAAACGTGCTGAAGACCGGGCTTGAAATCGGTAATGACTTGAGAAATAGCCATGTTTGCCTCCTCGGGCGGGGTAACGGGGTTGATATGGTACGGGCTTGTGCCATTATTAATGTTTGTGGTATCAAATCGAAGGTAAGTCTGGGGCTGTCTGCCATCTTGTGAGACTCGGCAGTAGGAGGGGTCTCCCTGTTGCCCATGAGAGACCGTCAGTGGGTCTGTACCGGCTTCTACGACTAGAGCAGTGTGGTCGCCTGTTCCAGCCCCATAAACGATTACATCGCCGGGTACAACCTGCTCAAGAGGAATGTGGGTACCGTGGGCTAAAAGGGTTCCGGTGTAACCTGTGCCATTAAAACCTTGGCCATTGGGGTCAGCAGCGCCAGCCCAAGAATAGCAATAGGTTACAAAGGCAGAGCAGTCAGCGTCAGCCGGAAGGACTCCGGGCTTGTGGACACCCTCCATGCGAGTTGAGCCCTCAGTATAATTAAACTGAGCGTGGTTCTCAACGCCCCACTTGGCCCAGTCAACAATGTTTTGGCGAGCGTCAGACATTATGGGCCAACCCATTCGCCGTGGATGTAAGTGTCGGGTCCCTGTGCTACGGTATAGGAGAAGTCAAGCGTTCCCGTTCCATTATTGGAGAGTCTATAGCCAACCGCAAGACGGTCATTTGCCGCAAGCGCAACCTTACTGGAGCCAATTGAGTGAACGCCCGAAGTAGTGCCTTTTTGAGGGAACTCAGTGCTTCCGGTGTTTACCGTCGTCCAGTTCCCGGTTCCGTTGGTTTGCTTTAAAAGAACGGCTCGGAAAGAAGAAATGTTGGAGTCGGTCACTGTTCCACTGTTGCCCCAGTTGGCGCTAATAGCGTTGACTCCACAACCAAAATCAAAACGATAAATACCGGCTTGTGTGACTCGGACCCAGCCTTGACTGGTCCCGGTGTCAGCAACAAAATAACCATCGGAACTGGCTGTGCTTGAAACATTTGCAGCCAAAAGGAACATGACACCATCGGTACCAAGGGGCAAGTTTCCGCTATTAAGCGCAGTTCCCTTAGTCAATGTGTTAGTTTGAGAAATCATAACGTAAGGAACGGAAGCATTGGGAAGAACCCAGCCGTTCACAGAATCGGTGTAAACCTTGACAAATTTTGAATCCGTTTCGTACTTCAATTGACCAGTTAATGGATTGCTGGGCGTAGTTGCCGCAGTCGTTACGTTGGCGTATGTAACGGTCCAACCACCGGCAGTAGTGTTGTATCTTTTTAAAACTGAGGCTCCAGAAACGCTTGTGTCAAGCCACGTTTGACCCTCGTATGGGGAGGTAGGTGCAGAAGTTCCTACGCTGCCAGCAATGCCGATAGGGCTCCAACCAGCGTTAGTCAGAATATAAATGTTGCTGTTGTCGGTCCTTGACCAAAGTGTGCCAATAATTGTTGTAGCAGGTGTAGCACCTGAAGTCACAACCCATTGGGCCCCATTGTCCAAAGCCGCAGTCAAGGATGCCATGTCGGCAGGAACATTGGCCGCATCGCTTGCTGAGGGCGATGGCAAATTCAATCGTGAAGAGTAGACGGGCATTAATATCCTCCTAGGGTAAGCATTAAACCGGCTGGTTGTATGGAAGTTACGTTTGCCTGCAAGGCGTCAAGCCCTGAAGGAATGTCGCTGTAGTGGGAATAGGACCAAGCGCCGTAGGTGCCGGTAGTAGACAAAAGAGTGGCATAATTCATTGTAGGAATTTTTGCAGATGGAATTAGAATATTATAATAGTAAGCATCTTGGGTGTAAGGGCCAGAGTGTGTTGAAGGATTCTTAGTCTGCTCAAAAACTACAAGTTCCGGGTAGGGATAATTAGGCAAACTTGTGTTGGTGCTGGTGTTAATGTCTAACGAGGTTCCAGCATTAGCAATATTGATATATGAAACCAATTTAGACAATATGAAGGCTAAAGTTCCACGGTCAAAAGCAGAACGTTCTTTAATAGCCGTTTGCCAAGCAGTGCGCTGAGCCGATGACGAAAGCGTTGAATCTGCAACAAGCGTCACGCCAAACAATTGAGCAAGCCAAGGCAAGGCATAAACGGGGCAGCGATTAACGTCCATAATTTGCGACCAGCCCGGTGGCACCATGTTATTTAAATTGGCATTGCTGGCAACTTCAGTAAAATCAATATTGTCTCTTGACAAACCATCAATAGTGTCCAACAAATTAGAAAAAGTATTTATCCAAGTATAAAGTGGATAGGTGTTGGTAAATTTAATCGGACTTGTACCATCAGAAGTTGCTACATTGCTGACCACAATGCTAGTGGACGCAATAGATTTAACCATTGTGTAAGCATTAAAACTGCCATTGGATACAAAAGAACCAACTGTAATACCCGTAGGCATTTGGGCTCCGGTTTGCAGCGTTAATGTAGCGCTTCCTGCATTCCATTGAAACGCCGTAGACAAAATCTTAACCGCTTGGTCGTTGGTTCTAATAAATTCTGGAACGGTTCTGTAAAGAATGGAAGCGTTGGGACTATAAGAAGCGTTACCGGTGATATTGTAGGTACCAACGGCAGTGGAATTTAAAACAGTAAAAGTTGTTTCAGTACGGTCAACAACTTCCTGCATAATGCCATTTAGGCTTGTGGTAGAAGCATTTGTAATGTTTGCCCAGAATCCCACCTGCGGTGGAGTGCCACTTTGAACAGTAAAAATTGCAGAGTGTCCATCGCAAACTACTTGATTAAAAGCAGCAATGTAAGCGGAAGACGACGCCATTAGCCAACCTCGTACAATGGAGAATTGCTAGTTTGAACAGTACCGCTAACGCTAAACAGCAATGGTACGGAAGCGTATCCCGGCAAAACAAGATTGGCAGGATTTGCTGGATACGAAGACGTTGTGCTTAATTTAAAATTTACATTTGTCAGACTTGCCAAACCTGAAACATCATCCAAAATACCGGCAATGTCAAGATAACGAATGGTATTTTGTGAAAGGTCCCAGAACGGCGGCGTGTTTAAACCTCCGCCCCATCCAGCGGGATTGATGTACGCAGACAAAATAGCATTACCTGCGGTCAAAACCGCACTGGGGTCATAACCAGCGGCAGCGTTTGCTGACCAAGTAATGTCAATAGGCACATAATTAGGTTCAATAATATTAACTCGAAAATTTACTTCTCGCAAAGATTGAAAATAGGCCTGAGTGGCAAGAGTAAGACTTGCGCTTATTGGGGCACCCGTATCGTTCATAGGAATAACCGTTACGTTGCGTGGAGTTGGACTACCAGCCGTAGCAATATTGCCACCAGCAGTCCAAAAACCACTTTTTTCAATACTTTCTGCCGTTAAATTGCCAATCATTGTGGGTTGATAAACAACATCTGTTGTTGTAACGGTGAAAGTGCCTGAAGTTAAGGTGCAATTATTTAGCACATTACCAGTTTTGCCCGTATAGGCGCCCTTGTATGTAGTGGCGGTTGACGTGTCAGTAATAAAAAATGTTCCCCCATTGGTGGAAAAAGCGTTGGCATTAGCCACTGTTAAATTAACGGCCACGCTGCCTAATGAAGGAGTAGTTGTCGCAAGCGTTTTAGAAGCAGCAACAACTTCCATTTTAGTAAAGACAATTGCGTTTTGAGAAGTCATGTTCAGACCAGTTTTAAACGTAATTGTTACTTGACAATCACCTGCTGCTGCTGGCACTACAAACGGTACGGTAATAAAACCAGAACTACTGCTGGTAGTAATATTGACAGATGATTGAGCAATGCTTGTTCCACTACCATTGACCACATCAATTTCTACGGCATGAGTAGAAGCACCCACTGCGGCAATTGCGCCAATGTAAGCATACGCATCGAAAGAATAAACTCCTGCTGAAAGGTTAAATATCGGACTAAAGGCAACGTAGTCACCAGAAGTAGCAACACCGCTACCAGCATAGAGAAGTCCAGAACCACCAACGGAGGTCAAAGCGGCATTAAGTGTCCAACTGGCCGTACTGCCATTAGTTTGATTAAGTGCCGACAGGCTTGAGTCGGGCAGGAAGTTGTTAGGGCTTCCATCTAATTGAGAAAAGGACACAAAACGAACTTTGTGAGTATTGCCGCTAGTGCCGTTAGCCCAGTACAGTCCAATATTGACGTATTGAATAGGTGCGTGTAAGTTGGTGGGTTGACCAGTTACGGGAGTTGTGGGCCAAGCAGCAGTTCCCGTGTGCGATACATTAGTGGTCAACGCCGTAAAAGCAGATGTGTAATCAAGGGGAGTGTTAAGCGACGAAGCGAATACCCTTGTACTGTTATCAGCGTAATGAGCCACAACCGTCAATACAGGATTTCCTGTTGTTGCGGTCACCTTGTCAACTAAAGCCAAAGCAGCGTAATCGTGATTGGCTGAAATGGGAGCAGCACTGCTACCAATTTGCTGAGTAATGCCTTGGCCTAAAGACACGGTTCCGCCAACAATGGCAGTTGAAATCGAACTATTGTAGTTTTGAAGTCCATTGACAAGTGTAACGGCTTTAGTGGTACCGTTAACTGAAGCAAAAACAACTGGTTCGGGAGAAATTTTAGCAACTTGTTGCACAATTGCACCATTAGCGTAAGCCCACGCACTATTACCAGAAACAACGGTCACGCCAGTAAAATCATGACTACTTGCATTGTAAGCAGTGTAAGCACAGATAGCCGGAGCGTAGACTCCCGCAGAAACGGTTGCCATAATCAGCAGATAACCACCACCGGTAGAAAAACCTGCACCAGTTGTACTAATTGTGCTTCCACCAACCGTACCAATGGTATCGGTAGTGGTAGCAATGGTAGAGTCCGCCTTGTACCCTTGGTAATACCCAGCAGAACCAGCGGAATAGTTGGTTACAGAACCTAAAAATTGATTACTAGTTGCTCCTGCTGCAATAGAAGGAACTGTCGCTACTGAGGACGAAGTTGGGTAAAAATAAGTTGGAGCAAAGCCAGAGGTCAATGCACCCATTGCCAATTGCAACGCACCACCAGCAGTAGAAGCGGTTGAGTTGACAGTTGTGTAACCGCCGATTACGGAAGGTTTAGCATCTGCTGAGGACAAGTAGTTCCAGAATGGGTAATACCCATCAATAGCGCCAGCCCTGTAAATGCCTTCAATGTTAGGGGCTATTTCGGCGTAGTCGGAAGCGGTAATGGGCCTAGGGGTCAAAAGCGTCAGCGCTGAGGCTAGACGATTTAAGTAAACGCTTGTACCTTCGTCATCAGTACCCAAAGTGTTGGTAGTACCAGTAACGATTGAAGTTTGACCCGGAGCAGCCTCAATAATAATGGCACCAATATTGGAATTGCTGGAAGTCAGGTTTAAATAAGAATTGGCTGTCACACTATTGTATGCAGTCCCCGAAGAAACGGCGGTCATATGAACGCCTGATTTGGTAAGTGACAAATCAGTGTTACTAAAAACCAAGTCGTTGTCTAACGTAAACACATAGGCTACGTTATTCAAGTAAATGCCCGCTTGAGTCCCTGCGGCAATGGTTAAACTGCTTGTTGGAGCAGCGTTGATGGTCCAGTTAGTAGCGATAGTGGCCTTAGCGCCGCTCAAAGGCTGCACTCCCAGCAAAGAACCGTAGTACTTAAAAATTTCCATTGGAACTTGTCCGGCTACGTTGGCGGCCTCGGTCACCATCTCCGCAAATTGCTCTAGTAGCAATACTTCAAGATTACCTTCTCGTGGAATCCAGCCAGATAAAGCCTGCGAAACGTTCGCCAATGCTTGCTGAATTAAGGTGTCAGTGTCCGTTGTAACGGGAAGGGCAAGGTAGCCGTTGGAAGCCATTTATACGTCCTCTTGGTTGTAGCGAATGTTAGCCGACAAGTTGGCATTACCGTAATCGTCGTAATTGACAGTTAGGGTCATTTTGGCCCTTGGTTCATAGGCTGATAGGGAATGAGTCAGTTCCGATGTGTCAATTTGAGTAAAAGTCAAGTCTTCAATACCGTATCCCGGAACTACTGTTCTATCGCCAGCCGTAGTCCCAAGGAACATGGATACGCTGTCCATGATTTCTTCTTGAGAGTTTTGACCGTTAGTAAAGAAACTGCCATCGTTGTTAAATTGCACAAGATTAGGTAAATGCGAAGGATTGTTTACATTGGCAATTGTTTGAGGTTTAAACGTTGTCAAAGCAGTTGGCGTGCTATGAACACCGTTTGCACCATTAGTCACCACCCTAAAAGAGTAAGAATTGGCAATTCCTGTAGGTAGGAACGTTGACGACGTTGCGGGTTCGTTCAATACATAAGTATTTGTGCTTGGTGTTTTGCTGACCACTTGGCCAACAAAGGCTACTATTTTCCAAACATACCCTGACCAGTTGGTGGGTTTTGGCAAATTATCTACTGATGACAAGTCCGAAACTAATTGAAATACCGTGTAGCCATTAATGTTTACATTGGTGCCAGTCGGGGCAGTCCAAACAAGCGTTATGGTTTCGTCGGTTCCCCAAGACGCCTGCAAATTCGTTACAGAATTAACGGTTCCACTGGTTGCAGCGTTTATAACACTGTTAACGGTAGTAGTGGAATTTGATGTAACCGCAAAACGAGTATTAGCAAAATGAGTAGCCATAGTTACGGAGCCTTAATCAGAGAAATGATAAGAGGTGCTGTAGTCATGTTGCCCTCAAAGGCAACAATGCACTGAGTTCCGTTTAATGGAATACCGTTATTATCCACATCAATACTGCCATAAGCCGGTGGATAAGGCGCAGGACCCCAAACAATGTTGTTGTCAATTGCTGGAATACGAAAACGAGCCTGTCCGGGCGGAAGTCCATTATTAGTGTTGTCAGTGTCTACGATGTAAGCCCTGTGAACGCCCGGAAACTGGTCTACAGGAATTCTTTTACCGTAACTGCTACCCATCAATGCCGACAGGTTCATATGTGCATTATTAGTACGCATTATCCCAACGGCCTTCCTGTAATAGTATTGGTGCTTTGAATAATGGCATTGCTTGGCATTGGAATTTGACAAGTAATTGTACTTTGAGGATTAAACAAGTCACGTTGAATAGAAAATACCATCCAATTACCGGTAGCGGGACCCACTTGATGAAGGTTAATAATTTCTCCGGGGTAAAAATCAAAAAAATCTAACATGCAAGTAGCAGTTGCGGAGCCAAAAGGTTTTCCTATGTCCCAGTCGTAATCTATCAATTGAACGGAAGTGGTAAATTCTTGCAATTGCGAAAGAGTGGTTTTACCATACAAAGCATTTACTGGATAAACGCCTTTTTGCGCTCCTAGTCCCAGCCAATATTCGTCTGGCCCAATAAAAAAAGTGCCGTTACTTTCCCAGAATCTCCACCCAAGGGTTCCAGCCACTCGCTGCATTGCGGTCCACGAATCTTCCGTCAAGTCTAATGCGTTGCCTCTTGAATAAGTAGACGCCGTACCCGCATCGTTTAATCCGCTCAAATCAATGGAGGTGCCAGCGACAAGGTAAATGCCATAAGCGTTGTAGGAAGCCGCTACCAGTTTGTAATTTGACCCGTATACCTGATTGCATTCATCAATAAGGCTTTGAAAAAAAGCGTTAATATCCCCAGTAGTAGCAATAGGACCACTATTAGTGTTGTTGAGAGTTCGTAAACGATAAACGGCCTCGGCCTCTAACACCAATTGTGCTTGGTCTGAGGCTTTGGTAAACTGCGCCAACATAAACACCATAGGATTGGGCGAAGCGGGGTCATGGATAGAAACGCTCAAACCGTGTTGCAAAAGATAAGAGCCATCTGTATGGTTTTTTGCGTTAAGAATAGCCCTTGTGGGGTCAGTCAACTGAAGCGTCAGGGTTGAGGTTCCACCAATAGTTCGTTGAAGAATAGCGTTACTCAGAGCGTATCGAAAATCAGGAAAATAACTTTCAATAGGAACGCCGTTGATGTTAAAGTTAGTAAAATCCAGAAGTGGATTAAAACCCTCTACTGCCATGTAATTGAATCCCTTGGAAGAATAATAATTTGACCGGGGTACAGTTGAGAGCGTTGGTCTCTAATGCCATTAAACGTAGCAATATTCTGAACTTGTTTTTTAGAGCCATCGTAAAATTTATTAGCAATTTTTTGCAACGTGTCTCCTTGCTTCACCGTATAAGAATAGTACGATTGAGTTCCCGTGTTAAGTGTTTGGTTATTAGACCAATTTGCAGCAGGGCCATCTTTGTAGGTTCCTAGAATATTATTCAAGGGAGGCGTATATTCGTAAAACTCCACATGAACATTTTGTTGATACCTAAATCCAGCCCGCACATCACGAATGGCTTCTTTAAATTGCAAAGTGTGCATAACCCAAACTTTTTCGGTTCCGGGAACCGGACCGCTAATTTTAATAATTGGAGGAATTAGACTATTGGGAACTTTGTCGGCCCAACTTTCCAGTTGCCTGCATTCGGCTTCAATTGACAAGTTGGGTCCAGTAGGCACAGCCTGACCAGAAGGTATCCCGACAGTAATGCTTTTGTCAAGGATAAGGTCCATTTGCAAGTTAAAAGGCGCTCTGTCCATCCATTGTGTGGCCGCAACCATTTTGGGTCGGTCAACAATTTGCCAACCACCAGAACCGCTATTAGGGCCATAGGTCGTGTCTCCGCTAAGACCCGCCTTGATGGAATGGTATCCAGTTTTTTTTCCAATTCTGGGCGTTAGGGTAATTAGTCTGGGGGCACCACTGCTGTCACTCATCGTTAAGACCTCGCTAGAGCGTCTTTAACGCCCTGAATAATACCAGCCTGAATCGCACTAGACAATTGCTTATTTGAATCGCCCAATTTTTTAACCAATTTATCAACTGAATCATCTTCAATTTTAACAACAGATTGTCTTTTGGTGTGTTTTCCACTTTGTTCAGCAATTTGATGAGCCAATTGTGTAAAACCATCTTTAATGTGATGAGCAGTTTTTCCGGCTTCGTCCGCAGCCTTTGTGTACACTTTAGCCAAGTCACTATGCCCAGTAAATGCTGCTTGAAAAGCCATATTTTTAAGGTCTGTTTGCTTTGATTTAGCGTGACGAAAATCTGCCCCCATAGCCCTAAGACGGACCGCCGAGCCCTCCGTTTTGGCAATTGCTTCCCAATTCTCTCCCGGCTTGAGGCCATAAGCACCCCTAGCACCTCGCAACATATTGCGGGCTGTGGTTTGAGCCTTAAAACGAGCATTCCAGTCAACGTCTGTTGATTTGGCAAATGGACTGCTAAGAATAGCCTGAGTGTTAAGAGTTCGCTGTTTTCTTAAATATCCAATAATGTCTTTCGCGTTTCCACTCCCCATCATCGCTGCTTGTCCCGCAGTAATGCTCATCCCATATTTTGTTTTTAAATCGCTCATTGCTTGATTGCGTTTTTCTTTCATACTCAACACGTAGCCATCCTGGCCATATACTTTTTTAGAAAGAGATTTTTTACTAAGCATTTTAGCAGCGTCACTGGCCGCATGTTGCATAAACTCATTAGCACTTTTAGCGTAAAAGCCATCATCGGCAAGGCTTGTTCTTACCCAAGCCCCTTTCCCGCTTGAGTCCTTATTTCTTTGTTTAAATATTGCCTGCATGCTTGATAAAGTTTTATTACCCACTTTGACGTCATGACGCCTTTTGTTAATATTGCGCGCAGGGTCAGCCCACTGTTTGGCTGATTTGTCTAATCGTCTTTGGTCTTTTTCAAGTTGAGCCAAACGAGCAAAATCTTTGCTTGGATTTTTTGATGTATGATTAGCAATTCGTGCATTAATTTTATCAATTTCTTTTTGATTGTTTTTTCTTTTATCATTAATTTGACCAATTGCACCCGTATTTGCTAAATTGGGGGCACTAACAGTTTGACCATTGCCTAATTTGTCGCCTTCGCCTCCGCCTCCGCCTCCGCCAAACAAACTGGAAAGGCCGCTGATGGCTGCGCCGATGCCCTTACCGATAAGCGGGGCAGCCATTGGAGCCAGCATCATGGCCATCATGCCGATAGGACCAGTTGCTGCGGACAAAAGACCACCGGCCATGCGACCTGCCAAGCCCAAACCGACTTTTCCAGCAGAAAGTGCAGCGCCACCCAGAGTGCGTACTTCGGTGGCAACTGCACCCTTTGGAATAACGCTTCCAAGATTAGTTTTAACAGCAGTGCCTACAACGGCTCCCGCATTAACGTGTTCCGCAACAGTAGCCTTTGCGACTTTTTCGCTAAAACCTTGCGCCCTTAAGTGAGCATGTAGTCCAGCCGGTCCCATGCGTTGCAATTGTTCTGGGCTCAACCGACCGGTGTGTAGGAGAGCATTGGCAACTCCCTCACGGGTTTTCCATCCGTATCCAAGGGCTCCAGATGCACTCTTGGTGCCCTGAGCATAAGTTCTGGTGCCACCCATCATCACGGCTTCTCTAGTGCGTCCCATGTAAGCCTCGCGACTTACAACGCCCATACGTCCCGGCTGTGTAACTTCACCTCGGGCATTTATGGGCACAACGGTGCCGTGACCCATTGGAACCATAGTAGTTTCACGCATGCGGGTGCCGGTTCCAACAGGACCTCCGCTCGGGCCGCCACGAGGACCACCACCACCACCGGGGCCCATTCCGGTGCCACGAGTTGCGTTGATTTCAGCGGCCTCAAGTTGCATTTGTCCTGCACGCACTTGGTCCATTGCTGCTTCTACAAGCAGTTGGTCTGATTTCCTCTTGTAGGCCATTGTGGCCTTACTGCTTTGAGTAACCTGATAAGGCGTAAACTTGTTCACAGCGCGCTCGGCAAGACTGCCGTAGGCTCCAACCATGCCCCGAAGTGGACCACGCACAAATGCAGCCATCTTAGACAACATGGCAGTGCCAATCAATATGCTGGCACCAATCAAAAGACCTTGCAGTGCCCATTTAAATTTAGCAAAAGCGCCTACGATGCCAGTCAAAATATGACCAATAGTTAATGCAATAGGCAATAACTCTTTACCAATTTCAATAAAAGAAGCGTTAATAGTTTCTTTCATGCGAGCAAATTGCACGCCGGGCTGTGCCATAGCAAGTTTTGCCTTGGCTTGATAATCTTTCTGAGAAGAATGTTCGGCGGTATATCCCATCATGTTGCTATATTTTTTAGAATTTAACAACAACGTAGCCACTGGGCCCATAGTCTTAGTGCCGCCCCAAAGTTGTTTCAAAATAGCATTGGTAATGGCGTCTATGTCTGCTTTTGCTTTTTTGATTGGGTCATCGTGAGCCTGCTGGCCAGTTAATTTTGAATGTGCCCTTGTCTGAAGGGCGCCGCTCATGTAATCATTGAGAATTGCGGGGTCCGTGCCGGGACCCATAAACGAAATCAATTTTTGAGCAAAGGCTTCTTGGTCGGCTTTACCTTTGTATTTAAAGGCTGGTGCTGAAGGAGGTGCATAAGTTCCAATACGGTCAGTCATGTATTGAATAACGGCTTGCATACCGCTCTTGCCCTTGTAGCCCATTGATTTGGCTTCAGCCATACCCGTTTGCGTAATGTCAAACATGGCACCGGCTTGAGCGCCAATTTGGGTTGGGTGCAAGAAAGTAGTTATGGCTGTCTTGACGGCAGTACCGGCAGTAGAGCCAGTCATACCCATGTTTGTCATCAGACCAATCCACGAAAGAACTTCATTGGCGCTCAAATGATTCAATTTGGCGGTCACAAGGGGACCACGCCCAAGGGCTCCAACCAGTTCGGAGGCGCGCATGTCGGCGGCACCAGAAGCAGCAGTCAGCAAAGGAGCAATTTGTTTGTCGGTCGTGGCTCCCTTTAATCCAATGTTGCGCATAATACCGAACAAACGAGCAGATTGCTCCGATTGGGCACCGGCAGGGACGCCTGCCATAATGTTAAAGATGGAACTTTCACGAGACAATTCAAGCAACTGCTTAGTTGATGCGCCACGGTGATGATTCAGGGAGGCTGTCGCTGACGCAATACGATACAAGCCATTAGCAATATCGTTGAAAGATTGTCCAGTTTCCTTACCAATGCTGATAACTCCACTCATAAGCGCTGGCAATTTGTCTTTGGCTACACCAGCGTGGGTTACGGACTGAACAAGCAACTTATTAAGTTCGGTATACTTCTTGATGCCCTCATAAGCAGCAACACCAATACCAACAGCGGCTACTCCAGCGGCCTTGTAAAGGCCCGGAGAACCCATTGCCTCTAGGCCAGCCAATTTACGCTCCACACGACCCATGCCCGCAGCGGCGGCATCCGCCATACGCCTTTCAGCGAGGATGCGGGCCTCCATTTGGCTAAGATAAGAAGCCTGAGCGGGAGTGCTGGCCGCAAGAAGCGACGTGTTGGTTTCAATAGTTCTATTGATATTTAAAAGAGCGGCATTTTGTGCGTCAATTTCACCGGTGGTGCGTAGTACCGAACCACCCATGCGGCCCATCTCGGAAGTAAGAACCTGACTGGCACCAGCCGCAGCGCCAAGCCCTTCCGACATGATGCGATAACTACCACTAGCAACTTCAGCCGCTGCACCGGCCCTTTCCGAGGAAGAGGCTACGGCATCAAGTTCAGCAGCGCCCTCAGGAGCCCCCGGGAACGCAATGGGAATAGTAATTCCGTGGCCACCGCCACCACCGCCACCACTCATGCTCATAAGGACTCCTAAACGACAAAAACCGCCGCTAAATAGCGACGGCTAATGTCACTAGCCGCCACGACCAATAAAGATTTTCTAAATCGTGCGGTTAGTTAAAATATTTTGCCAATTACTTCCGCCAAGTGCATGGCGATTAATTTTGCAGAAGCCTCAAGTTCTTCAATTTTTTCCTCATTTCTGAGGGTTAAGGCTTTGCGCATTAAGGCAATTTGGATAAGGTAATCGTCCCTGCCCCTGTCAATCACTTTGTTGGGGTCCATCCCTAACAGGATGGCGTGAGCGCCCGTCTCTACGAACGGGTCGTCACTCAGGGAGGCTAAAAAGTCTCGTCAGCCTCTTCATTTGCAATACCAGACCACTTGAACAAGCGGTTAGCAGCGTCAATGAGGTCGCCTTCAGTCAGGTAAAGAGACCGACAAACATCAACCGCACGCTCAGCAGGAATGCCGAGTGCTGCGGAGAGGTCTGGGTCAAACTTGGTGAAGTCGCCACTAGCGTCAGCAATGCGAAGACTGTACTTGTTATCCATGTTTCCATGAAGGATGCAGTACACTCCGAGGCAAGCCTCAACCAGCATGTCGGCGTTAGCAAGGATTGACCAATCTTCGGTCTTTTGCTTACGACGACGCTCAATAGCCGAATTCAATTTAATCGCTGAAATTGGACGATACCGGACAAAGATTTCCGGGTCGTTCCATCGTGGAACCTGAATGTCAACGAACAGGCCGTTAACAATCTCTTCACGACGACTCTTCAACGAGATGAGGGGGGTTTCCGTGTGAGCGGAACTAGCCTCAAAAGAAGCCTCTTCCTTAAACCCCTCGTCAGGTCCCGTGGAAACGGCCCCCTCGTCTGCGTCAGAAATTTCAAAATTAACCATGTTGTTCCTCCTTGGAAGTATCCCCTACTTTACCAGATTAGTTGTTAACCTGCAACGGTTTCAACTGCAATGTCAATCTCGAACATACGAGGGGCATTGGAGCCTGAGTCCGTACCACCGTCCTTGACGGAGGTGATGCGCCCTTGGTAGACACGGGGGGAGCCCCAAGGGCTTCCTTGGTCATCAAGGGGCTGAAGGGAAACCGTAGCCAGTGCCTTGCCAACCTGCTGGTGCAAGGTAGCAATTCGAGCGTGGTCCGCCTGCGTGTGGTAAACCTTATTCAGGACCACATCGGAGTAGGAAGGAAGTGACATGTATGACACTTCTGGACCCATTCCACCGGGACGATGCTTGTTGACAGTGGCAGTTACGTCGCCACCGGAAAACGTGTCAAAAATACCATAGTCGGTACCTCCAACATTGAGGGTTGCAAGCCACTGTTGCTGTGAACCATAAAAGTGCCTGCCGTCTGAAACAGCCATATTAACTCCTTAAGAGGTTGTGTAGGGAAACTTGTTAAATGAGTTTGTTATACCGTAGGAAGCGGGGCGCTTACAAGGTACTTAGTAACTTGAACGTTGACAAATTCACCGAAGGGGGCCATGCGCAGGTTGACCTGAGCGTTGATTTGACCAGCGGCGATTGTAATAGCAGTGTTGACCTGAGGACCAACATTGATGCTGAAGGCATCCTCGGCATTTGCGCCGTAGATGGACTTGCGGAGCCAGTAGTTCTGGCACTGACCGGCAAGAGCGCCACCCAGCGTCGAGAAAATCTGTCCACGACCGTCAATCTCTGCGAACACGTAGTTCTCAGCGATAACGTCAAAGTCCCGAACAATCTGCATGCGGAAGCGCACGTTGTTGAGGTAAACCCAATTCTGGTCAGTTGCAGTGCTACGGAAGCCGTAGATAGCAATTTGTCCATTAATGTTACGAAGCAAGTTAACCTGACCGGCATTAAGGGTTCCACGGTCAGCGGCGGTAAAGGTCTGCGAAAGGCCAATGGCGTAAGCAGAACTTCCGTTAATCAGGCCAGCGGCAGGAACGTTGCAGTCATTCTTAACGTCAGTAGCGGCAATGTTACCAGCAACAATACAAGATGGGGGAACAATGCGGTTGAACACGGGAGCCGTGGACGAAGGCGTGGTTGAAGCAATACCGGGAACAACAACCCAAGGTGAAAACAATGCGCCATAAGAAGAGTCCGTAGCGGCTGAAGCGCCACCAGTTTGAACTACGCTAACAGCGGTGGTCAGGGTAGCAACTACAGCAGTGTCTGCGCCGTCCATAATGGCAACCCGGTTGTTGATTTGCGCATGGTTCAGGAGGTTCTTGTGAGTCGTGTCACTGGTAATACCGGGGACCGAAACTTGACCGGGGCCATAGGAGTCGTTGATGGCATTCAGCGCAAGCAAGTACTCAGCGTCAGTGGCAGCAGTTGAGTCCGTACCAGAAGTCAAGTAAATAATTGAAGTAGAAGGAACCGTGGGAGAAACGCCCGCGGTAGCAGAAACAAGAACTTGATAGTTGTTCTGCGAAGCCAACCAGTTAACGGCATCCGTGTTGGTGTTCAGGGTGGGCGAAACAGCCATGACCTGATTATTGTAAGCAATGCTAAGGGTGTATGACGTAGCCGTAATGTTAGTCAGTGTAATAATAACACCACTCGTGTCAGTACCAGAAGCCGAGTTGGCCCAAGTTCCCTTGGAGGCGGCGGTAAAATTCAGGAACGTACCAGCGGCACCAGTAGCGGCAACGGCTGCTGCTGCAATTGGGCGCACAACGTAAGCGTTGATTCCACCCTCGCGGAAGTAAACATCCAACGAGTCGTACAGCGTGTTGCTGCTGATGCTACTCACGGTGTAGCGACCGGTCAGCGAAGAGTTGACAATCTTACCGAAGTAAGTTTGAAAATCGCTAAGCGAGTTGATTGGGACTGGAATGTTGGCTGGACCGTGACAGTTGCCAACAACAAACCAAGTGCCGGTAGGGCTATTGGTTTGGGGATTAGAAGTAGGTGCGTTGACGGTAACCGAAACGCCGGGGGCATTAGCCATCTGAGTTCTCCTGTGAGTTTTCCGAAACCGGGTTTAGTGGCTTGCGGGGGGACTTTGCTGGGGTGGATTTGTCTTCTTCGGCTTCTTCAGCCTCAGTAGCAAAACCAAATTCAAGATAAGAATTAATTAATTCACTACGCTTCACTGTGTAAGATGCGCCTTGATTAAGTTGGCGGCCATCTATATCGTTAAGATTATGAGGGCTTTGGACAATGATAGTTACTTTGTCGTTCATAAAGTTTCCTTGTTCAAAGTGACATTGACCTCAGTAGAGGTGATTGTCGGTGATGGAGGCAAGAGGGAGGGGTCTGTAACGACTCCTGTTCCTGCGTATTCAGGGTTGGGCACGCCACCGTACATATTCATTGCGTTGCCAACCGTAATTTCAAAATCAATAATAGCGACACCGGTTGTACGGGTACCACTATGTTCGCCTTCTCGGTACTCCTCACCCCTCCACATGGTCGTTTCGGCAAAGCCTTCTAAACCACGATGTTGGATGATTGCGGCCCGAACGCAAGCGGCGTAAGCGTTAGTTAAGGCTTGGGTTTCTTGCCAATCCTTAGTACCATAAACAAATACCATAACTCGTGCTTTCCAATTTGCACGAATAAATTCTTGATAAACTTGAGGAGTGCCTGATGTGCCCGTTACGTCAATAAGAATAGCGGCAGTAGAACTTTTGGGTAAAGTCCTATAATCAGGGCGAAAACGGTATTCCGTAGGAATTTCCAAAACCTTTTGACCTAATTGGCGGTTGGTTTCTTCAATGTAGGAAGGTAACCATTTTTCCAATGTGGCATACATGGCTTCTTGAACAGAATGACCACCGTAAACGGGGCCATAAACATCTGGCAAGTAAGAAAAGTTCCAGTTATTCCACCAAGCATTTTCTCTAGCCATTAGCCTCTCCTGAATCGGCCAAGGCCGCCCTTAATCTTTGAAGCAAAGCCCTTAGCCACGCCAGCCGCCGCAGTACCGGCAGAGACTGCAATAGCCCTACCTCTCTGAACGCCTCGCGTAAATGCTTGCCTACTCTTTGAGAACATGTTGCGCTTGACTTGAGCCGCTTGAACGTTGGCTTGATGAATGGCAGTTCTTTCAGCAGGTTGAAGGTGCAGCAACCAGTTTTTAACAATGCGGCCTACTTCAACATACACAACGGGGGTAATGGTCACCACTTCACGAGTTGGTACACCTTCACCGTGTTGGTGATATTGACCATAATTATCACTAGCATGAGCGCCCTTGTTACGGGGGTCTATTACCAGCATCATTTTGTTGCTTGTAAAATCAAGTTTAGGGTCCATTGCGGCTGCGGATAAAAAGCCGTATTCAATAAGAATATCTGAAGACCAACCTAAAGCATAAAGATTTAACGCCTTTTTTTGAACAGTGCTATCCGCAAGAGGTGCCCATTGGCTATTAATGCCATATTCGGGAGCAGCACCCTTCCCAGCAAAACGAACTCGTTCCATTTCGCCAAAATAATGCTTAATTTCCTCATAAGCCTCAGCCATAAACAAAATTCTGTGATTTATGGCGTGTAAACGAATAGCCAGTCCTTCAAAAGAACTAATATCTACGTTGACAATTGACTCCGCCCAACTGGCTTCAGGCATTAGCCACGAACCCAAGGAGCGATAAGGTTTTCAACTTGCATATCCATTTCTTGAAGGTTCATTTCCTTGCGGGTTTGAGGTTCGCATTCAAGGATTACAAATTTAGCGGCTTGGAAAAGGCAAGCACGGCGAAGAGACGGAGGAACACCATTGGTGTATCCGCCACTGTAAACAACCTGAATTCGACTACCTTCGGGCGCAAATGTTCCCAACCGGAGCCAGCAGTGACCGTCAGTAACATCCGGTCCACGGATGCCGCCTTGGTCAAATTGAATAGGTTGGAAGTCACCGTAGGTACGGAAAAGAGTCATAGATTGAATAGAATAAGTCCACAGTTCCGGGTAAACCGGAGCAAATTGGTCAAGCCAAAAGTGGCGAACCAGTGTGGAAGAACCTAAAGCAATAGCGTGAGAAACGCCAAGCGCCCCATAAATGTCTAGGGGAAGGTCGGCAGTGTTGCCGTACTCGGAAGGGTCAATGCCCCAGAGACGGTCTTGATAAATGTGGCCCGTAAACGGAGCAAGCCTTCGACCGGTGCGGTCTTCAAGGTGACTGGTTGCTTCCACAAGAATATCAGCAATAACATTGGGGTCAATGTCTTGAATCAACTCTGGGTAACGAAGCATCATATCAGCAGGCGTAGCCAAAGAAACGGGGTCGTTGTATTGGGACCCTTCGTTTGTCATGGCTGCCTACTTGTCAGTCTTGGTGCTACGTCGCTTAGTTGGGGACGAAACCTCAAGGGCGTCGTTTAGTTCCTCGGATGGGTCCTCGTCCTTGACCAGTGGGGCAACCTTTTCGGCTGGCTTCTTGGCGGGCTTAGGGGCAACAGGGGCATCAACAACATAAAAATCGCTGTGCTTTGCCGAGCAAAGAAAATGTGCAAATGATGCAGATACCTCAATGGCACCTTCATCGCCGCCAACGAGCCATTCAAATTCGTTAGAGCCACCGGGTTGTTTCTTAGCAACGAGAGTCATAGAAAATCCTTCAAGGGGGGAGGGAAGTACTAGGGGCGGCGGGAGTGGGGGAGGAACGAGGGGACCACCCCCGCCGCTTTCCTAGAATGTACTACTTACTACTTACTAACTATTGTTGTTAGTCAACAATGAAGTTAGGAGTGTAACTGCTGTTGGTTGGGAGAATCCCATTACCAGCAGTTGAGTCCAGCGCAGTAGCGACGTTTGCAAGGCGACCAATGTACTTGGCACCGCGAACAGCCAGCGTGGTGTCTGCAACGAATGCAAACGGGAGGCTGTCAGGCGATGAAGTGGTCGGGTAAACGTTAACAGGCTGCATCTCACGGACGTAAGGACGAACGATGTAGTTCGGGTCACGCGACATGAGGTAGATGTTGGATTCGCCACTGGCGCCCAAAGGCTTCAGGTTGGCATTTCCGTAGTAGTAGGTGCTTGGGGCCGAGGCGATGGCGTTAGTTCCATCGTTAGGCACAAGGGCGCCACCAGTGTCAGTAATGATTGACGTGGTACGAACAGTGCCAGCGCTGTCAAGGTAGGTAGCGTCAACCATGCCGATAAGAGTCTCAGTGTTGGTGAGACCATTAAGGGCGGTGCGGTATACCTTGTAGTGCGTAGCCGAACCACCATCGGGACCCGTGGGGGGAACGATGACGAGAGCAACCGAGCCAGCAGTAACTGAACCACCAACGGTAGCAGTGGATTCAATCGAAGCCTGAATTTCACCGTAACGAGCAATAACAGCCGAAACCTTGTACTTGAAAGTACCAGATGAAAGGGCGCCACCGGCCTGTGAACCAGTTGCTGAGGTAAGAACCATCTTGTTGGTGCGAGGAGCAAGGAACGAAGTCTTCACAATTGGAACACCACGGTAGGTACCTACGATGAGGCCGGGAGCAATCTCAACCTTGTCCACGAAACGCTGCTGGTTAACGAGCAACTGGGAAAGGCGTGAGTTAGCGTTAGGCGACATGAGGAACATCCACTCGGAGTTCTCAACGGGCTCAGCAACATTCGACTCAACAAGGTCAATCAGAAGGTCAAGACCACCGAGCGACAGGTTATTGCCACCGAAGTCAAGAGCGTTCTGGTCCTTGCCATCAAGCCAAGGGTTGAAGTTGGGGGCGCCCCAAGTAGAGCCGCCGCCGTAGTTGTCAATGGTTCCGCCGCCGACACCGGGGTTGATGTTGGTGGAAGAAGTGCTGTAAGCGGTTGACGAGAACTGCGAGCAGATAACGTCAAGTCCGTCGAACTGTGGGTAAGCACCTTGCTGCGTAGGAGCCTCGGCACCCCACATAAGGGCAGCCTCAAGGTCCCAGTAAAGGCCGCGAGCAGCGCCTTCAATTTCACGGGCACGGAGGTCACCGATAAGGTCAGCCGTAACAGCCTGTGAGTAACCAGTCACTGCGCCAACACTCTGGAGCAAGCGAATCTGGAAGTTTTCTTGGTTGTAGTTCGACGTGCTGATGGGGCGAGCGCCACCGTCAGTTACGAAACCACCAGAAGGAAGCGTGGTGCGCTTGTTGAAGTAGTACACCGTGCTTCCCCACTTCACAGAAGGAAGGGCGCGCACAACCGGTGCGTAGCGGCGCTGGTATTCAAGCAGCGTAGGGTCAATGTGCTTTTGGACAAGTGCCGCAGCGCCAGCCGCGGTAAGAGCCAAAGCCTCTTCAAGGTCAGTAGCCATAATGGCATCTCCTTATTTCTTGGTAGGGGTAGGGTTAGAAGCCGCGCTCAGCCTGAGCGAACTTGTTCTTGAAAAACGGGGTCTCGCCCCAAACAGCGGACTGAACCTTGCGGAAGTCACTACTATTCATCTCCGCAAGCATGCGGGGGTCGAGTTCGTCTGATTCACTGAGGTCACTGAGGTCAGAGCCAGTGGAAGATGAGGTGTATCCCTTGCGGAATCCCTCGCCAGTCCTGTAGGACTCAACGGCAGCGGTGCGGGCGGCTTCAACAGCCTCAGTAGCGGCCTTGGTGGCAGCCTCTGAAACCATCTGGGCAACCTGCTCAGCGGTAAAGGTAACATTGTTCTCGGTCACAACAGTCTCCTGAGTGGTCTCATGTGCTTCTTCAGCCTCGGGAGCAACCTCGGGGGTCTCTTCTGCGGGAGCCTCAGGGGCTTCCTCAGGAGCAACCTCAGGGGTCTCCTCTGCCTCAGGGGCACTCTCGATTGGCTTCAATGCAGCCGCAAAAACGGATGCAAGAGCCGAAATGTCCGCGTCGGTAAGCGTGCGGGCCGGGGCAGCAACAATTTCCTGCCCTGACTCGTCCGCTGAAGCCTCAACGGGGGTCTGGTCGTCAGCCACTAGGGCCTCCTTCGTGTCTAGGGCAGAATCGTCCGATTCAGCCTGTGGTACTGGGTGCCCGCAAGTGGGGCAATACATGGCGCTTTCTGGGGTCTCGGCGCCACATTGATTGCAACTAGGAATCGCTACATTTGTTGGCAGGGTCATGCAACCACAGCCGGGACAAAAGCCAGCGCCCTCAGGAAGCATTCCGCCACATTCGTGACATTCGCTTTCCATGTTGTTGTCGTCTGTCTCCTCACCCTCCTCGTCATCCCCCTCGGGGTCGTGGAAGTCAGAGCCAGAACTGTCGCTGGTCCCATCAGGCATGGTGAGGTAAATGTCACCATCTCCATCGGGGTCAACAGCGTTTAGTGCCACCACGGCTGCCGTAGCGAGCCTGTTAGCAACAGCGGCCAACTTACCAGCGTCGTCGGTGTATCCACCGATGCTGATAGTTGCTGCACCGTTGTCAATGGTGGTAGAAGCGTAAGCCTCAAGAACATCTTGAATTTCCTTGGCGAGCATTTCCTGCTCCTCCTTGATGTTGATGCCGAACTTAGAAGCAGCAGACTTAATCTTGGACTTAATCCGGCGCACCTGCGCTGGAGAGTACTGAGATGCGTTGTCAGCCTGATTGATGTATGACCAAGCGGCACGAACGTGCTTCTCAGTGTCAATCGGGTATCGCTTCTTCTTGTCGGACTGGTAGCCGGGGTCAGCATAAGCAACTGCACCATAAGGAGCCTTGTCGGCCTCTAACGTGTCCAGAGCCTCGCCTACGGCGTGGTTAATAGCGGTAAGAGCCTCGGCAACCTTATCCATTGAGGTTGCGTCAGACTCTACGGAAAGAACGTCCTCGGCCTTGACGGGAGGCTTAAAGTTTTGAGCATCCATTTTACGTTGCTGATACTTTGCGGCCATTGCCCTGCATTCAGCCTCGTCTTTGCAGGGCTTATCGCCATTGGCCTTGTGCCAATCGTCATGTCCTTTGTCGTGACGTAAAATGGTAGCCAAATCTTCGGCTTCCATAATTTCGGCGTCATCTACGGACTCAAAAATCATGTTGCTGGAACCAGCGGACTCCATGAGTCGGGCCAATTCAATTTCAGCACCCTCAACGCCGGGGCGATGAGTAAAGTCAATACCATAAACTTCAAGGTCATCAGCAGTCATAGCCTCTGCGCCTTCGTGGTCTACTGTCTTCATTTCGCCAGCCCATTCCCCACGAATGGAGATGCCCTTAATGAACTTACCAACGGCAAGGTTGGCAACGTCACGACCAGCGGCGGTATTGGCAATATCAGCCTCAAACTGGGCTGAGCCATCAGGAAGCATAGAAACGTGAGTAATGCGACCAACTGTGGAGGTTGCATCATCGTCGTAAGCGGCACGGTGGCTAGTAGCCATTGTGATGGGGAGACCAGAGCCAGAAGAAATCTTGCTTTGCATCCGGGCAACTGCCTTACCAATATTTTCCTTGGTGTAGAGGCGATTGTTCTTAGAAAGGCCGGGACGAAGGAAGGTTCCTCGGACTACAGCGGCACGAGTTGAATTAGAAGACATTGTTACAACGCTTTCCTGAGTACTCTTAGAGTCAAGTTTGCGGATAATGCCGTTCACCCAAGAGCGGCCAGAGTCTCCACCCCAACCAAGCCAAGCAATGTATCCGGCAGAAGGGTTAGACTGGTTAGCCCAGTCTTTACCCTTTTTATCCACTTCGTGACGTGCGAAATATGAGTGCATCCGGCGAATAGTGTCCGCCGAGATGTTTTTACCGTTTGACAGGTCACGGGCACGAGCCACGCCAACCATTGTCATACCACGATGATGTTTCCTACGAAGTTCCAATGAGCGGGCAGCGTTGTGGCGTACCGACGTAGGCGGGGAAAATCCTTCAGAAGACATTTAACTATTTTTGTCCAAAGAAATAAAAACAATGTAAACCAAGGCGGCAATGCCTAAGAGAAAACTTATTCCTGCGTAGTGCATAGTTCTCCGGCCTTTTCTCCCATTGCTTCAACAATAGACATTACAAATTCACTTTCAGCGTTTTCAATGGCATAGTTGATGGCAGACATGCAAAGAACCTTTGCATCGTCGGTAACCACATCCGTATGCTTGGCATACCCAATAGCAAACGCTGAACGGGCATAAGTGGCTATCTGGCTGTGTACTTGTTGCCCCTGTGTCGCCATTTCTTCACCTCACGAAATCGCTTGTGTCGTTGAACCATGTGACTCTTGTAATGATGCTGTCGAGCGCTTCCCCATTTGGTGCGCTTTAAATAACCGCCCGGAGCAATTTCAGAACGAAATTTCTTTGGCATGCCGGTAGGTTTACGAATAATTTGCTTAGGGTTTTTACGCCCATGTATGTACCTCACACCGATTGGATGTTTGCCGGATACTTGCAAATAATGAAGATGTTGCGCTCTAACAAGGTTGGCTTGTCCACGCCTGTGTTCAGCCTGAATCAAGCGATTGCTGCTTCGCAACCTTTTGCCCAAAACCTGTTTAATAAGTAAAGACCTTATGGTGCGATTACCACGTTTGCGGTATGAGTGGGCTCTACCTAAACGAGCCTTTTGCAGATTTCTTCGTTCGGCCATTAACTGAGCGCCGGTTTGATGCCCAACGCCATATTTGGCGTGCATCGCACGGGCAGCAGCAGCCCTTACGGCAGAATTGGTGCCCATTAGCCGACTTGCTTGGGAACCAGAGCGGCAGCCTTAGCGGCGGTCATGCCCTGATAAACGTTTACAGGAGGCGGCGGACCATCAGGCATTGTCATCCTCCAAGTGGGGCAGGTCTTTTAGAACCTGCTTACGGCGCTTCTGATAAGCAATGCGCCATGAAGCACCCAATGCGTTTGATTCCTCTACGGGGCCCCTAGGAGCCGACTCAGAGCCCTTAGGAGCCTGAGGGGCACCCAAGATGGGTGGAGCCTGCTTGGTCGTTGGAGTGCTGGATGGAGCAGTATTGCCCATCTGTACAGCATTCTTGGGTTCAGCGCCCATTTGAACAGCAGCAAGGTTGGCTGCGGACAGGTCGCTAAGGTCAGCCCATAGAACCATGTTTTGACGGTCAACCAAGATGGCGTCATCGCCACCGGGAACCGGAGGTTCGCCAATGTCGGCACGGGCCTTGTTAAGAGTCCAAGAACCATTGCGAATGCGCTGGTCACGGATTTGCTCGATAACTTCGTCGTCTCGCCAGTCAACTACGCCAAACTTGAGGTACCAGTCTGTGACACCAAAACATTGGTTAAGCAGGGCAAAAGAAAACTTTTCCAACACAATCTCTTGAATTGGGCCACAAGTGTTGACTCGAAAAGTCTTGTCTTGTGCGGTACCAGTACCGCCACCGAGGTTACCGGCCTCAATAACGCCAACCTTGGAAGGTGGTACGCCATAGCCTGAAAGAATCTCGTCACGACGCTGCTGAAGCGTGTTGAGCCAGTTGGAAATCTGGTTGGTGCCCATTTCATTAACCTGAGCGCCACCTTTGGTCTCAAAAAGATTACCAATGTTACGGGCACCGAGGTTACGAATAGCGTATTGCTGTTGGAGGCGCTTCATTTCACTCTCGGGGAGCGCTAGAGGCCAGTCAACGTGGGCACGAAGCGGGTCACCACGCTTCATCGTCTCTTTAACGAGAGCAGCGGTAAACAGCCAAGAAGTAATGGGCAGAATGTTCTTCTGCGTGGGGGAAACTCCATACAAGCCGTTGCCGGGGGCATCAAACTTAATGTGAATAACCTCATTGGGCTTAAACTTAGCCCTGCGGTTGGTTTCAGTCTTTTGTGCGTAACCCTTAATCATTCCATGCTCATCAGAAAGAATGGTGATGGTTGCGGGGTCAAGTGGGTAAAGCGCTACGGGTTCGCCCATAACATGAACAACCTCAGTAAATGAATCACCAAAAATAAGCAAGTCAGTCATAACATTACGCATCAATTGGCGAATGTCATCATGTGGATTGACATACTTCAGCAGTTGCTGAACTTTGATTACCTCGGCGGGAGCGTCGGGCATAGCCGAATCGCCATAGGCAACCGTGTCGTAAACAACATCTACGCCACCAGCGGTGCATGTACGAGCAATAACGTCAATGGCTGCGGAAGACCAAGGACAGGCAAGGTACGCCTGAAGCAGTTGACGCATGAAGGTTTCACGGTCAAGACTGCCACCGGAAACGTTCATTCCGGGGTTAATCTCGGTGCTACCACCAATCGGGATACCTACGGCGTAACCAGACCTCTTTTGCGAGGGCTGCTTGGCCTCATCCACGGCAGTGGGCTGAGTATAAGCCTCAGCGAGTTCCCTTCTGAATGAAGTAATAGCCATGCGTTCTTCCTTAGAAGGGAATTCCGAAATCCCCGACAAATCTATCTCCGCCCCAAAGAGTAAATGTCTCATCGGATTGGATTGGTTCCGCCGCCTCGCTCATGGAGTCGGGAAGGCCCTGTCGCATGGAGGGTTCGGTGTCGTAAATGATAGGACGTGCGTAAGTGCCAACTGCCATAATCACATAGCGTAAAGCGTCTGCTATGTGGTCGTCAACGTTTCTTGTTTCCGCATCATCAGGCTTCACGCTGCTGCGAGGTAGAGCCGGGATGGTTTCAATAAACATTGGGCACTTATCCTCAAAGACGTGAAGCATGGGACAGGTTTTCCAACCCATTTCCCGGTGCATTTCGCAAGCGGGGCCATCATTGAGGTAGTAGTGCAGGCGAGACCAACCGTTAATTCGGTCGTTGTCCGCCTGAATAAGGCCGCAACCTTCCTGACCATAAATGTCAGCAATGGTTAGCGGTGTGCCGCGATGCCCCCACATAGAGGGGTCAGCGACTCGGATTACTTCTGGCTCGCCAGCGTTATGTTCGGCTTCCAAAATTAAACGGGCTTGGTCTTCTGCTTGAACATTGGTAGCATAGATTTCTCTATAGACCCAAACCCGGCTATCGTTATCAATAGCAAGCCAAACGGCTGCGTAAGGGGCAGCGTAGCCATAGTCAATGCCGCAGTACTTGGGCCATTCCTTGGGAATATTAAAGGACCGTACAACGTGCTTAGAGTGTTGCCACTGCTCAAAGAACTGTCCAACCATTGCGTCCCAGTCGCC